CAATTTAACGAACTACATAACCTTGTTACAACTGAGTTTCTAAAGCGAGTCAAAAGTGGCGAAGCTTCTACTCAAGACCTCAAGGCAGCCTGTGAATGGCTTAAAACAAATGATATTAGCGGTATAGCAATAGATGGTAATCCACTCGCCAAGCTTGCAGCCGTTATGCCAAAAGTAGATCCCGAACTAGTACAGAGCAGACTATATGGCAGGAAGCACAGCTGAGTACTACAGGAAGAATCCTGAAGCTCGTAAAAGAAGGCTTAAACAACAAAGTGCCTACCAAAAAACAGCAAAGGGTAGTCGAATTAAAAAGAACGCTAACAAGCTTAATAGAAAACTAGGTACCTACGGTAATGGTGATGGCAAAGATGCAGCTCACTACAAAGGGAGTACTACTAAAGGAAGACTTCAGTCTCCATCTATTAACCGTAAAAGCAGATTGAAAATTCGTAAATGACCCCACTACTACCTAGCCCACAACACTATTTATACAACCTAATAACCATGACAAGTCCCGACGCTAAAAGGCTCTGGAGAAGAGCTATTAAAGAGCACTTCAATTGTACATGTGTTTATTGCGGTAATAACTACGAAATTAATGAACTTACACTCGATCACGTCAAACCTAAAACAAACGGTGGAGAGGATCTTACAAGCAATTTGGTCCCCGCCTGTCAATCGTGCAATCAAGGCAAAGGTAGCAGTCATTGGCTCCGATGGATGCGTCAGACATTTGGACGTAACCACATGCGAGAGCAGCTTATTTTAAACCACATTAACTAATGGCAGAGTTTACAGGAACGGCTACCTATGAATCCCCAAAGGATAAAGCCGATGCCAAAGAGTACTCAGAAATGAGGAAGGCAAAAGAAGCGTACTTCGAGGAACGAGCTAAACGCATTAAATCTAAGAAGTCGTATTAACGATACCGCCCTCGCAAGAGGGCTTTTTTTAATGGCAGCAATAGCATTATTAGAAAATGTATTAAACTTAAAACGTAGAAAAGATTTAAAAGTACTTAACAACCCAAAAGATACTACAGCGTATAACGCTGCAATGAAAGCATCAAATGCTTTGTTAGGTGCTCAAGGTCATCACCTCTTTGATCAACAAGAATTGATTAGAGCATTTGCAGGTAGATCACCTGAATTTTATTTTAGAGTTATCAAAAAACTAGCTAAAAAGGGAATAATTGTTAACGATAATGCAAAACAAATTATTCCAGCTTGGGGTGATCAAACTAAAGGCACAGTACACAGCAAAATACACGAGCAATTAAGAGGTCTACCCAAAACAGATTATTCACAACTAACTGAAAGACAACTTGTTAGTCAACTAACTAAACAGGCACTAGCAAGAAAAAGAATAGCAGCTAGTACAATTACAGCGACTATACAAGGATTAAAAAAAGCTGATCCTACTTTTAGTGCCTTACCAGCTCAGTATATAGCTAGATGGATAAAAGAAAACCCTAAAGAATTTCATAAATTAACTAAAGATGTACCAATACCTATACCAACCGATGAACGCTGGCCAATAGGTAAAGGAGGACCAGGAACTATAAGTATTGAAGGTAAGAGAAATGCCGACCTTAGAAGAATTCTTGGTATTGGTAAAGGTGCTGGAGCTAACGCACAGTATTTCGCTAATTTACCTGCAGCAGAATTTATAAGAAGATCATTCTTCAATCCTCAATCTGCTGAAGCTGCATCAAGTATGCTAGCTACAGGAGCTAATAAAGAAGATACAGCTAAATTCTTTAAAGGGATTGGTAATGATTTACAAGGTCAAGCAATCTTTGCAGCTTTATCAAAAATGCTTAATGGTAATGGCTTAGCTAATGGAATTGGTAAGAACATTGCACCGTTACTGATAGGTATGCAAGGTAAACAAATTGGTGATGCCATTCTAAAAGGAGCAGTTGGAGAAGATCTAAAAAGCCAAGGCGAAGTAACTGAAGCAGCTAAAAAACTAAAAAAAGCTCTAAAAATTAGTAATGGAAAAAGTGATAGACAAAACTGGAGACATGGAACAGGTGTGAAAATTAATCGACAAGATATTGACGATTACAATATGACGAATGGAAAGAATGATGACGAGTTTTATGAGAACTATATGTTCAATAAACTAGCCATTAAAAAGGACAAGAAGAAGCGTAAAACCACCTAAACGATAAAACATACATGGAGAACCCTTTAGAGGCTCTACAGGGCGATTTTAAGCTGTTTCTGACCGCTTTATGGGAACAGCTTGAACTACCCCCACCAACAAGAGCACAATTCGCTATAGCTGACTATTTACAACACGGTCCTAAACGTCTACAGATCCAAGCCTTCCGAGGAGTCGGAAAGAGCTGGATTACTGGGGCGTTCGTGTTATGGACGCTATTTAAAGACCCAGAACGGAAGATAATGATTATCTCTGCATCTAAAGAACGTGCAGACAACATGTCTATCTTCCTACAGAAACTAATAATCGAAACACCATGGCTATCTCACCTAAGACCAAAAAGCGACGAGGCAAGGTGGAGTCGTATATCCTTCGACGTACTTTGCTCGCCTCATCAGGCTCCCAGCGTAAAAAGCGTTGGTATTACTGGACAACTTACTGGTTCTCGTGCAGACCTCATGGTATTAGACGACATAGAAGTACCAGGAAACTCTATGACGGAGTTGATGCGTGAAAAACTTCTTCAACTTTGCACAGAAGCCGAATCTATCCTTACACCCAAAAGCGATAGCCGTATTTGCTACCTTGGGACTCCTCAGACTGTTTTTACTGTTTATCGTAAGTTGGCAGAGCGTAACTACCGTCCGTTCGTTTGGCCATCAAGATATCCAAGAAAAGACAAACTCTCCCAGTACGAAGGACTACTAGCACCACAGATACAAGAAGATCTAGATAGTGGTGCAGAGGAATGGGACGTTACTGACCCTGACAGATTCGCTAATGACGACCTCCTAGAGCGTGAAGCTGCTATGGGACGGAGTAACTACTTGCTTCAGTTCCAACTAGATACCTCCTTAAGTGATGCAGAGAAATTCCCTCTTAAAATGGCAGACCTTATTGTTACTTCCGTTAACCCTAAGTCTGCTCCCGACCAAATCATCTGGTGCTCAGATCCTAAAAACGTTATTAAAGAGTTACCCACAGTCGGTCTCCCAGGAGATTACTTTTACTCTCCTATGCAACTCCAAGGAGAATGGACCGACTATTCAGAAACAATATGCTCAGTCGATCCGTCAGGTAGAGGAACTGATGAAACAGCCGCAGCATTCATATCTCAGAAAAACGGCTTCCTATTCCTGCATGAAATGCGTGCTTACAGAGACGGGTACTCTGACGATACCTTGCTCAACATTCTCAGAGGATGTAGAAAGTACAACGTCACTAAACTAGTTATAGAAACTAACTTCGGTGACGGTATTGTCTGTGAACTCTTTAAGAAACACTTACAGATGACAGGTCAAGCAATAGACGTAGAAGAAGTTAGAGCTAACGTCAGAAAAGAAGACAGAATAATAGACTCACTCGAACCTGTAATGAACCAACATAGGTTAGTAGTAGACAAAAAAGTAATAGAGTGGGATTACGCATCTAACAAAGATGAAGCTCCTGAGAAAAGACTTATGTACATGCTCTTCTATCAAATGGGAAGAATGTGTAGAGAAAAAGGAGCTATTAAACATGATGACAGATTAGACTGTCTAGCTCAAGGCGTTAAATACTTTACAGATGCTTTATCTATCTCTGCTCATGAAGCAGTGAAGGCTAGAAAAGCTGAAGAATGGCAATCTATGCTCCAAGACTACTTAGACAATCCAGAGGCTTCAGCTGATCATCTTGTCTTAGGAATGAATAAAGAACAACGTGATATGGCTAACCGACTAGACAACAATAAGACATCAGTCCCTACCTGGGTTTGAGCGAGGTGTCCCGTATACAGGGGAGAGAAGGGTGGACTCACCCCTTAAAGGGGAAGACATTGCCTACTTCGTAGACAACTCTTCCCCTTATACATATATCGACCATGGTTTCGATATTCATATAACACCACCACTAACACCCAAACAAGACGTAATGAAGCTTTTTCTTGATACAGCTATAGTAAGTGATATAGAAGAGAGACTAGATACTGGTCTTATAGCTGGAGTAACAACTAACCCTACACTCATTAGAAAGAGTGGTAGAGATCCGTGGAAAGTATATACAGATATAATAGAGTTAGGTGTAGAAGATCTTAGTATTGAGGTAAATGGAGAGAGTGCTAAGGAATTAATAGATAATGGTGTAGCTGTTAATAAGAACTACGGTAACGTAGCTACAATTAAACTCCCTTGTACCGTTGAAGGGCTTAAAGCGTGTAAGTATTTAACTAATATTGGTCTTAGAGTCAATATGACCCTCGTTTTTAGCTCATCTCAAGCAATACTGTGTTCGTTAGCCGGTGCTACTTATATATCTCCCTTTATTGGACGTATGGATGATAATAGTCTTACTGGTTTAAGTTTATTACATGATATATGTGATGTGTTTGAGAAACAGAAGGTTAAAACTCAAGTATTAGCAGCTTCTGTACGTGATGTGCAGTCAGTTGGTAGGTCTTTTGAGTTTGGTGCTCATATATGTACTATTCCGCCTAAAGTCTTCGATAATATGGCTAAACATGTGTTGACAGATAAGGGATTAGAGCAGTTTAACGCTGATTTTTTGGCATAAATTTCTGAAGTCTATTAACGATACAGCCATGACCCAGGATCCCCCCATGCGGGGGTACGCGGGTGCGTCTTTATGCATCACCAGATACTTAATCTGGTGGTTTTCACTGGGGTTTATCGATATAACCGCCTGCGGGCGGGCGTGCGGTAGTTGGTTCGGCCGCGTGTCGTGTATGTCGTGCGATCTGTCGGCGTCAGCATTTCAACACAAACACTAGACACCTTGCTATCACTGTGGTAATGAGTCGAATTGATTTACATAAGAGATTCTTATCACTGCTGCTATCACTGGGTTGTGTCCACTTTTGTACAGATAACTGGTTGTGTTGTGCTGTCCACCTTGGTATACTGAGAACGAGATGTGTTGTTTACGTACGTACTCGACTCTCCCTGAAAGGGTGAGGAGAGTCTCGTACTTAACTACAACACACTCCCAAGTAATTTCGAACCTTGAAAACTGAATAACTTGCCGACGATCACCCTGGTTGAGTAGCTGTCATCAGCCTACAGGAGATGCCAAGTAGGGTGTAGGTCAAATGTTGACATGAACAAGCAACACCGTTTGGGTCATTAGCACACGCTAATCCCTGTTCGATTCAGGGTTGTTGCTGTTTGTTTATCTATATTTTCTCATGAAAAAAGAATTAATTCCATTCACACCTCAAGGACTCTCACGTCCTGTTGCAATGGTATCACCTAACTGTTCGCAGTTAGTCCTTGATGTTTTAAACAATAGCTGGGATAAATCCAGTTCAGGACTAGGTGATCACTACTACGTGAATAGTGAAACTATTACAGATCCTGATGAGCTTCAGGAATATTGGGAAGAGTACAGCGTGTGAGCTGAGGATCAAATCCTCCTCTTCTAATTGCTACTCACTGAGAGTAGTTACTTATTAATCATGTCACGATTATTTGATGCTCTCGATGAAAGATTCACTGATGTCGATGAGATTAAAGATGTCTACAACTACGGCTGTAGTGCTGGAGTTGGTGGGTTTATTTATTACTCAGAAGTACGTGAGTTTTTCTTTGAGCATGAAGACGAGATCGAACAGTATCTATACGACACCTATGGTGATGACCTTATCAAGGACTTAGCCAAAACAAATAACAGTATTAATCAATTAATTAATGCAATGGTTTGGTGTGTTGTTGAAACATATTGCGGTACTCGTCTAGCTGATCTCGAAGAGAGTGAAGCTGTTGCTTGATGGTCGTAGCAAGGGTTCGATTCCCTTGCAAGCACTGGGATATTACATCCCTTAATTGTTCACTTAATTATCAACATGATCAACATGTACATAACAGTTCCTACTCGTACATCTACTGCTATCAAGGACTTGAAGGTTGACCTTCTTGCTCGTAAAGCATTAGTTACTTTCGTAAATGGTTACGAGTATGAGTATACAAACGTGAGTGCACGTGCTATCGCTCAAGTATTATTTAACCCTGATATATCCCTTGGATTCTGGGTTAATAATAACTGTGTAAATGCAGATAGAACTGAGCTCGCAGGTTATGGCTCTCAGCCATATGACTTCGGTCCTCAATTACCTGAGTTTGTATAAATAAATATCAAGGACATCCCTGTCCTTTACTGGTCCATTCGTATAACGGTTAGTACGTCAGCTTGTCACGCTGGATATGCGGGTTCGATTCCCGCATGGACCGTTGCATCACACTGAGTGATGCGTTTATGTCTAATGAATTACAAGGACGCACTAACTCATCCTATTAATGAAAGACTTACTAAGGCTAAGTTAATAGAGATAAGTAATGCATTGCAAGACCATTGTCTTGTTGATGAGTTAACAGTAATACCAATGCGTAAGTATTACTTAGATGTACGTAATCGTTGGCACATACATGTCAATGAATCACGTGCATTAATCAAGGACGTTATCAATCTAGGACGTAGCACTAGACAAACACTAGCTAATGCTATGGATAGACTTTGATTCTTTCCTCTTGCGTGTACTGTACATTTAGGTACAGTATATGCAGGATGAAGGACTCAACACCCTTCTTTCACTTATGTAATAGAACATGGCTTTAACATTCGAATCAACACACGAGTACTACCTCAAGGACGCATCAATGTGGTACTGCGATGAGCACGCTGGTCTAGTTATTACTCAAGACTTCGAAGATCGTGTAGTTCTTACTGGTATCAAGCCTGAGACCATACTCAAGTTTGCTCAAGAGATAGTTAAGAAATCAATTGAGAAACAAGTTACCAAGGCATCAAAGCCAAGAAAGACTACAAAGAAAGATCCAGTTGATGCAGCTTACACAGCATAGATTCTCTCCTCCAGCCCTACGGGGTTGGATGAGGGATTCACACATCCCTTAGCACACCTATCTTATGGAGGTCCATTGAATTTAAATAGTGCTGAGCTTATACATCTCATTGGTAGGTTTAACCATATCAATTTGCGTCCCACGTCATGCACTATGAGTAGCAAGGACGTACATATATTGAAGGAGAAACTACTCAATGAATATTATCTTAAAGTTCAAAGACGCTGACAAAAAGCGTAAGAAAAAAAGCAGGAAGAACCCTGTTAAGATACGGCAAGCTAAGGCCAGAACGAAACAGCTAGTACGAAAACTTACACGCTAAATAACATTTATGATTCACAATCACGCGGGGCTAGGTAACACTAAGCTCTTAAGATTTGTCGTGCTAACTGATAAAAATGAGTACATCATTCACGGTTCCGACAACATCGAAGCAGGCTATCGAGCTATTAACTTAGCTGGCTTAGTAGATGAGGAACTCAAGGACGTCATCCCCTGCGAAGACGACGACACCCGCAAACAATGGACATGGAGTGACTATGAAGAAAAAACCTAAACAGTATTACCCAAACAATATTCAGGCAGTAACAGATACTGAGTCTCAATTCTTTCCATCAATGCCGTTCGACGAGTTCTATGCATTTTATGTACGCAATTGGCTCTTGCCTAGTAGCCATGAGTGCGTGATACGAGCAACGTCATTAAAGACAGGTCGAGTAAAAGAGTACTCATATAAGTATCGCAGAGCTGCCGAGAACAAGATCAAACAATTAGTCCGTACACATGAGTTTGTTGTGTGCGATCACGATTCTATTCACAAACTTTCACCACATCCATCCAGGTATAACAATGACCAACAGAACTGAACAAATTAGGACAGCTGAACTCATCAGAGATGTCAGCAATCATCCACATAAGCAAGAACTATTAGAACTTATGTATCAACAGATTGAAGATGATAATAGTTCGCAGCTTGTATCCAATTTCACATGAGCCTAGATAATTCAGAGTAGTTTGATACAATCCAAGCTATGTAATCCTTGTCCTTTTACTCTCACTTACCGAGGCTAATGTATTTTGAAACGAATCACAGTAGTCCTCGAAGATTACCTACACAAACAATTGAAGATACAGGCTGTGACAGAAGATACAAGCTTAAATGATTTAGTTGTTACAGCATGTAAACTGTATTTAAGTGATTCACATAAACACAGTGAAACTGGTTAACCATTTGTAATTTCGTATTGCATATTAGTAAATCTAATTAGTACTATCTACCTAAGAACTCCGATTTTAATGAGTACAATTTTAAGTGTTGGCAATTTCTATATGGGAATTGACGATGATAAATACTGTGACCTTGATGTACATCTTGGAAGGGTAACGGTACAATATAGTTGTCCTAACTCACCTAATCATGGAAACGAAGACGGACGAGAAAATGGCGAGGCTGTTCGCAGTCTTCCAGAATCTCCGTAGTCGCAAGGATGAAGAGATACCAGCTCAGGTTATCTACTGTCTCTTATATATAGCTGCTAATAATCCATGTTATAAAAGTGATATGGAGAGAGCGTTAAAGTTCTCAACAGCTAGTGGTAGTAGAAACACTGATTGGTTAGCAGAAAAACATCGTCTTGGAACTGCAGGGTTAGGACTTATATCCAAGACAATATGTCCAGATAGTAAGAAAAGGAGGTTGATACTAAAGCTTACGAAAAAAGGTGAGCTATTTGTTGACTCTATTAAAAACACCCTATGGCAACAGAAAAGTTCCGAACTATAGGAGCTGTGTTTGATTACACATTCAAGTACAAAGATACTTGGCAACCGTCACATAAACAGTACAAGACATGCCGTCATCATGCAGACAAGTTCATGAGTATTCATGGACATGGCTACAAGATCAAGGACATTAGTCAAGAGACGATGAATATCGTCAAGACTGCTTTACGTGAACAACAAGATGCAAGTAATAGAACAGTAAATCTCTGCGTTAATAACGTAGCTATTGCTCTAAACTATTGCATTTTAAATAATCGCGTTGCAATACCCACTGAACATACTTCTTTTAATTACACAAAGCGTAAGTATGCCTTTGAACAGCTTGAAGTACAGAAGGTTGATAAACCTCTCTTTACTAAAGACCAAGTGATCCACATGTATGAATGGGGTAAACGCTTGTCTAAAGAAGCTGGTCAAATGTACCTGAATTGTGCTGAGACTATTCTCCTCACTGCAACAACAGGTGTACCGTGGCATGAGTTTGTTCAACTCAAAGCAAGCGATGTCAAATTCGATGGACCTATACCTGTTCTTGATATTGGTAATCGTAAAGATTTCAATTTAAAGAGAGCAGTTAGAAAGAGGGAAATACCCTTGATAGGTAACGCAGCTCTTATGATTCCAATCCTTAAACGTCGTATTGATGATGTAGAAGGAAGCAACGATTATTACCTCTTTGGTGATGATTGGATGGATCATGACAAGCGAGGACGTGATCAACACCTGCGTATCTTTGAGAAGATCCGTAATGATTTACGTTACGAATTTGATGAACGTGGAGAAAGAAGAACACCTTATTGTTTAAGGCATTCATTCTGCACGTGGTCACTAAGAGATGGTAATTGCCTTGAGAGAACTCGTTACCTTATGGGACACAGTTCAATCGAAACTACCAGAGGTTATTTACATTTAGTGGCTGAAGATTATGTGAAGTCCATGCCAGCTTCACCTGAATTTAAAGAACTGGCTACAAGAATCTAGTGAATCTAACAATGCCGATCCTGATACATTATATTTACACGGACGTGTACATGTATTAGGATTGGTATGTTGGGAACGCTGAGATCCCTTGGTATGACTGGGAGTGTGGCGGAATTGGTAGACGCACCAGACTTAAAATCTGAGAACTTCACAATCATACTTTAATGTACAGCACCAGCTAAACCAGTTGGTGCTTTTTCATTCTTTACGAGAACGTAGTTATACTAAGGTGGATAAAGATACCCAAAATACCTGTACTCAATCTGATGACTTTAATTTATGCCTACACCAGCTCAAATTGATGAGCAAATTAACCACGAACGTGATGCAATTGCTCAAGGATTAAAGAGACTTAGAGATCAAACTAAAACATTAGAAGGTAAAGAATATGCTTCAGCTTCTGTCTATGGAGTAACAACAATTGATGCCTTATTACCGTTAGTTGTTGATAAAATTAAGGAAACAAATAATAAAATACATGAGGGTCATACTGGACAATCTTTCAAAGAGATTAAACAATATCTAGCTGACATTGAACCACTTGCTGCTGCAGCCATAACCTGCAAAATTACTATTGATAAGGTATTTGGATATAAAGAAGGGAGTAATCAAATACAAAATGTATGTGATGCGATAGGTAAAGGTGTAGAGAATGAGTGCCAAATGCGGCACTATGAAAGACATGCTCCAGGTTTACTAGCAACTCTTAAAAAGAATTATTGGCATAAATCCATAGGTACAGGTCAGAAAGTTGTGGTGATTCAAACACTTATGAATCGCTATGAGGTACAAAAATGGGAAACATGGGGTCGTGGAAATAGGGTCAAGCTTGGTGGCTGGTTACTCAGCTGTGTAATAAATACAAGTCAGTGGTTTACTCAGGAAGTAAGACAAGTTGGTCGTAAAACAAATAGTTATGTAGTACCTACACCTGAATTCCTAGCCATCAAAGATGAGGTAATGCATAATGCTGAACTCTTCAGTCCTCTTGCTTGGCCAATGCTTATTGAGCCAAATGACTGGACACCTGAAAAGCCAGGTGGCTACTTGCTTAACGAAATAATGAAAGGTCACGATATGGTTCGCAGGAGCGAGGCGTCCCGTATACAGGGAGAAAGACCTTACGAGTTTTTAAACAAGATTCAAAAGGTTGCTTATACCCTGAACCCATTCACTGTTGAGGTAGCTAAAAAGCTAGAAAAGGATGGTACAACTGTTGGTAAATTTCAACCAATCTTTAACCATGACTTACCTAATAAACCTATTGATATAGCTGAGAATAAAGAAGCTAGAAAACAATACTGTAGAGATGCGGCGAAGGTGCAAAACCTTCAAGCTCAAGAGTTTAGAAAGTCTTGTCGTACAAGGATGACGATGGAGACAGTAGAACGCTTTAAGGATAAAGAAAAGTTCTACATTCCATGGTCTTTTGATTACCGAGGAAGGGTTTACCCTATCCCTGCATTCTTAACACCGCAAGATACTGACTTTGGTAAGAGTCTCATAAAGTTTGCTGATGAATCCTTTATGGATGAGGAAGCTGAGAGATGGTTAAGGTTTCAACTTGCCACTACTTTTGGTCTAGATAAAGAAACTATTAATGAAAGACTTGCATGGACTTATGAGAATGAATGGTTAGTAGAGGAAATTGCTACTGATCCAATAGGTCAACGCCATGAATGGGAAAATGTTGAGGAACCTTGGCAGTTCTTGGCTGCATGTGATGAGTTTTATCACTGTGTAATAAAGAGAGATCGGATAAGCACTGGCTTACCAATAGCTATAGACGCTACATGTAGTGGTCTACAGATTCTTGCTGGTCTCGCTAAAGATAAATCAACAGCCAAACTTGTTAACGTATTACCATCAGATAGACCACAAGATGCTTATAAAGTAGTAGCTGAAAAATCTAAACCATATATACCTGAAAGACTACGTCCTGACTGGGATCGTAAATGTACAAAGAGAACTTGTTTAACTATACCTTACAATGCAAAACCATTCTCAAATCGGACGTACATTAAAGATGCTTTAAAGGAGAAAGGTATAGAGATTGATAAGGAAGAGTTAACCCAAACAGTTAAAGCTGTTAGAGCTGCCATGGACTTGATTGTCCCTGGACCAATGAGGGTTATGAAATGGATAGAGTCAGAGGTTAGTAATGCTATTAAGCGTGGAGCTACCGAACTTAAATGGGTAACTCCATCAGGTTTTATTGTCTCTCAGCAAATCTTTAAGAAAGAATTTGAACGCATAACCTTAAGAGTCTTAGGAGAAGCAAGACTAAAGATGAAGGTTGCTACTGGAGATAGTGCTGAGGTTGATAAGGCTAGACACAAAGCTGCTACAGCTCCCAACCTCATTCATTCTCTAGATGCTAGTCTCTTATGTCTATCAGCTCTAGACTTTAATCACCCTATAGCTCTTATACACGATAGTGTCTTATGTAGAGCTACAGATATGACAGAGCTATCCAGAATTGTCAGAGAAAAATACATGCACCTGTTCGCAGAGCATGACTACTTAACAGACTTTGCTCAACAGATAGGAGCTGAGTCTGAACCACCGATTATTGGCGATCTACAACCAGAGTCAGTAATTGAATCCACTTACTTTTTTTGTTAATGAGAAACATCCACGTAACACCTGAACCCGTAGTACTAGAGGGATATCAGGCTGTAATGAAGCCGAGTCAGTTTGGCTACAGTCTTAAAGCTGTAGTTGGACAAGACATGATTGATAAGTTAGAGGAAGAAAGAGTTGAGTGTCTTAAATGGGCTGAGTCAAAACTCAAGAACCCTAAGAGAGCCAGCTTAAAGATTGAACCTTGGGAGGAGGTCTCCGATGGAAAATACATCATTAAATTCTCATGGTCAGAAGATAAAAGACCCCCAGTGGTCGACACTGAAGGTAGTCCAATTACTGATCCTAATACTCCTGTGTATGCTGGGTCTACTGTGAAGCTAGGCTTTATACAGAAGCCTTACCTATTAAGAGATGGTGTTACCTATGGTACGTCTCTGAAGCTCTCTGGAGTGCAGGTAGTGACCTGTCAAGGAGGTGCTGGTGTTGATACTGGAGATCTAGATCAGGCAGGAGTAGCTGAGTTATTTGGTAAAACTGATGGATATAAAACTAGTGAACCAAATGTAGAAGCAGTAGGTACACCATGCTCAATAGACGATGACTTCTAATGTTCAGGTCAGAACTAGAAGAGAAGGTCTCAGATTTACTGTGTGAATTAAAGATTGATTATGAATATGAGCCAACAAGGATTCCATATGAAATACAACATAACTATTCACCAGACTTCCTATTACCTAATGGAGTTTATTTAGAATGTAAAGGCTATTGGGATAGTGCAGATAGAAGAAAGGTCAAGAATGTAGTGGAGCAACATCCAGAGATAGATCTAAGGATGGTCTTTCAAGCTCCCTACAACAAGATCTCAAAGAAATCAAAGACAACGTACGCACAATGGTGTGATCGACACAAGATCCCCTGGTGTGCGTACCACAACATACCAATTGAATGGCTCACATAGAGAGCGAATTCGTAAGGCATACAGCTTGTCCAAATTGTGGTTCATCCGACGCTAATAGCGAGTACTCGGATGGACACACCTTTTGTTATGTATGCCACGCCCGTACTCCTGGGAATGGAGAAATTATTCACAATCAACAAATGTCTACCAATGTACAACTCAAAGGATCTGCCGTACGGCTGCAACGTAGAGGAATCAGTGAGAAGACAAACCAAAAATATAAAGTCTTCAGAGACGGAGAACTTCTACGCTTCTATTATTTCACAAGCGACGGAATACTTCAGGGAGCAAAAGTAAAGACTAAACAAAAGGATTTTTACTATGAAGGCAATTCTACCGATACTTTATTTGGTCAGCACCTATTTCCTAGTAGTGGCAAACGCATCATTATATACGAAGGGGAGCTAGACGCATGTAGTGGCTGGGAGGCAATGACTGGCTGGCCACACGTGTCACTTCCTCATGGAGCTGCATCAGCCAAAAAAGATATACAAAAACAATACGATTTATTCCAAGGCTATGAGGAAATTGTTCTCTTCTTTGATGGAGATGAGGCTGGAAGAAAAGCAGC